CCTGTTGGTTGGTTTAATGTAACAGCTGTAGCAACAGTTTTACTGTTTGCTCCCATTTCTGTTAGATTAGGTGTATAAAGTGCTGAACCTCCGTCTGCAAGTTCTGCTGAACGGTCAGTAAAGAAATCTGCAATCATTAACTTCAATTTGAAGAAATCATTGATTTTTTCTCCCCATTTTAACGGGATTAATTCTGCTAAAGTTGTTGATGTTTCTGTTCCGATTGGAAATGCCATATTTGTTTAAACCTATTACTTATGATTTGTTAATTTTTGTAATGGTTGATAATTAATTTGACTCTTTCCAGAGTGCCATATGTTCTTCTCTTGATAGTCCTGATTTGAATTCAGCTTTGGTTTCTTTATAAGATGACCCTTTGGACGCTCCTAATTTAGCCTGTTCTGATTTCTTTTCTTTTTGGATTTTATCAAAGTAAGAGACGAAGAGGGGGTCTTTTTCAGCTTGCAATAAAGATATATTTTTACCTTTTGCTATTGCTTTAAGTTGATTAAGATTTTCGTCGTCCATACCTTTTGCGATAAGAATTACTTCTTCTCTGGTTAGGTCGTTTGTTTGTAAAGTTTGCTTCTGCACAGGTTGAGCAGTTGCTTGTTTCGCTCTGCGAGCCAAGATTGCTTTATATTTAAGTGCTTCTGCTTTCCAGTCCACCTCATTGGCTTCTTGGTTTGTAGTATCGACTTCATTTTCAGTTGTCTCCTCTACTTCGTTGATTTGATTATCATCCAGTTCTACTTCTGGAGTTATTTCATCGTTTTGCATAGTGATGTTCTAGTGTTTTTATTAGTTTTATTAATGCTATATTTTGGGCGGATATATAACCGTGTTGTTTATTCTGCTTGATTTATTCTATTTGCTTGATTTTCTTTCTTTGTTAAAGCGTCTATCTCATCTAATGCTACCTTTATAATGTTAGAAGCCTCTGCAAATCCTGACACATCTTGCTTGCTAAGTGCTTTTGATATCAACTTCTTTTCAAGAGGGAATCCAACTGCTCGCTCTCCACCAAAATCAACCTTTGCTCCGGGTCTATCAATGATTGCAAGACCGCTCTCAACAAGCGTCTTGTTCATCAAGTTCTGATTAGCAATACGCAACTGCTTTTGAGGATACTCCAACGAACAGACGTGAGTTCATCAATTCCGTTGGACAGTATTCAAGAGAGGCGCAAGGTCCGTTCAAGAAATGGCTTAGGGATACCCAGATAGGTCCGTTCGTTACAGCGGGTTCTACATTTGGAACACTAGGATTTAAGACTGCTGGACTTTCTCCTTTTGCTAAAACGACATCTCTAAAGAGCAACCTCAAGCTTAGGGCAAATGCAATAACTGGATGGGTTGGATTCCTTACATTGGCAGGAACGTTGAATTACATCCTTTCCAGCAAGGTTGGAGGTGGGGTAATGGGAAGACCTGGAACTCAAGTTGGAGACATTGATACTGGACTATCCGACAAAGACGGGAAACCATTCCGATTGCCATTGGGTTCTATTTTTGGATACACCCGCGCTTTAAGAAGCACAGGCTTGAAAGCGGTTATTGAAGGCAAACGCGCTGATCTTCCTCCTGCTCAGATATTGGATAATGTAGTCAAAGATGTGGCTAATACGGTCATTTCTCCAATGGCTGGACCTCCTGTTCGATTTGCTTCAGTTGCGCTTACCGGAAAAGCTCCTTACATTGGATCGCCACAGATGACTCCAGTTGTTGGGCCTAATCAATCTCAACTTGTTGAGAATGTGAAACATGCCGCATTGGATATAAGCCCGGCAGTTTCTAGTGTTGCTGGTAAACTTGGCGGCGAAACATGGAATGAGGCTCTAAAGAAGCAATTCCCTCGTTTTGTCCCAGTTGCAAGTCAGTCCAATCTAACTGAAGAGAATAAAGCTCGTATTATCTCTGCTTCAAAGTTGAATCTATTCATTGACAATCTTGCAAGTAGGGCCAGAAAGAAGCCGATGGATGAACGAATTGAGTTCATTGCAAACGAAATTGAGAAAGCTGACCTTGATCCTGCCCAACGCGGAAAAGCTTGGAAGGCAATCAAAGGCAAGATAAAATATCAGTAATGCCTCCTAAAGCATCAACCCGGTACGGTCTCAAATGGGATATGTCCGTGACTACCCCATTGCAGATTGAACTGCACATGATCCGTAATGGGGGACGCTGGAAAGAGAAGAACGGGAAGATGGTTGGAGAAGGACTGTTCCATCACTACAGGGCTTTACAGACAATCCTATGGCCGGATGACGATCACCATGAATGGTCTGACCTACAGCTTAAAACAATTCTTGAGAATAGGATTACAGCGATACAGGGCTGCCGGGATAGTGGCAAAACCCACAATGCACTGTCCAAGTTTTCACTGACAGACTATTTCTGTTTCCCTGATGAAACATTGATTCTGCTATCCTCAACAGACATTCGTGGATTGGAGTTGCGTGTCTGGGGTGATTTGAAGGATTTGTTTGGACGGGCAAAAGAGATATGGCCTGAGTGTCCCGGAAACGTGATGGACTCAATGCATGGTATATTCACGGATGAGTTAAACGAAGAAAGTGAAGTCCGTGATATACGTAAGGGAATCATATGTATTCCTTGTGTTGAAAATAATGGAGCCTGGAAAGGGCTTGCAAAATATTGCGGGATCAAGCAGAAGCGCCGTCGCCTTCTAGCTGATGAGTTTCAGTTGATGCATCCTCCCTATCTAGCTTCTCTTGCCAATCTGAATAAAGCAGGAAGCGATTTCAAGTTTGTCTGTGTAGGAAATCCAATCGGGGAAGGCGATCCTTTGGACAAGGTGGCTGAACCCATTGGTGGATGGGATAGTCTTGGAGAAATTACAGAGACGACTACTTGGAAGAACAGAATGGGAGGAACAACCATTCAGCTTTATGGACCCGATTCTCCAGCTATTCGTCATCCCGGCAAGTATTCCTACCTGATTGATCAGGGGGATATCGACTACATTGTGTCCTATTGGGGCAAGGATAGCCCAGAATATTGGAACCAAGCTACAGGAGTCCGAAGACCCGGAGCGTTCTCAAATCGCGTCCTAACCCGGCAGCCCTATCATACAAACCGAGTAGATCAAAGATACGGGTTGCTTGAATCTTCCCTATATCAACAAACTTGAAGTCCTTTGAGAACCTGGATGTTAAGGCATTAACCACCTCTGGCATGAATGGGAATGGAGAGCTTATCCCGTTGAAGTTGTAGAGTAGGACTTTTCGCTTATCGGCTCCGATGACGTTTCGGATGAGGGTTTGTTCCCTGACGGTATTCCTCCTATCAAATACGAGTGGAAGCCTGATCCATTCATCTCTGCTAAAACCGCAGCGTCTAGCCATGCTGGTTCCGTAGTCTGGATCGAGCGCCATATTAACTCCGTGTTCGTTTCCATGACATTGAAGGGTTGTGAATGCGTTTCCATTTGCTCCTATCTCATCTCCTTTCTCTGGTGGAAGTTGCCAGAATTGGACAACCGATCCACCTCCAAACAGTTCATTAGCAATCTTCTTGGCCTGTGGAACCATCATCCACCAATTGGCATTCATGGGATAGGGAGTAACGTAACTTGTCCCTTCATAAATGCTTGTGTATTCGGATGATGTAATCGCTACTGGGGAGAAACCTGTTCGCTTATAAATCTCGTAGAAGCAGGGAAGCATCTGTATTACATCACCCGCCCTGCCGCCCAAAATTATTGCCGGAGGTTGCTTGGGTATCATCCAACAGTCTTTCATTGCTTACCTGATTCTTTCAAAATCCAGCACAACGGATTTCGTGATAGGGCTTCCCAAGATTCGGATGGCATCTTTTCGGTGATCACGCTTAGAGGGGCGAACACTTTTGCGCCCATTGGACAGGAACAGGCTGTACAAATTCCAAGCTTGTCAGGGTCTTTAACAACAAGGTCCAAGTCTCTGAGTGCCCCCAAGATGGACATAATCTGACTGGCTGCGGATTGGGCGAATTGGGAATAGACTCCTCCATTAGTATCGTTTTTGGGACATAACTTGCATACATCAGCCCTAGTTTGAGCGATGTCTTTTCCCACTGGCCCGATTGATCCGAACATGGCTCCGTATGCTGACAGAGCCGCACGACCCTTCTTAACGACGCCCCCCACAGCACGACCGAGCGACGTTTTTTTTTGAGCCTGCTCGATGCTCGTAGGAAGTGCCGTCTCCAAGTCAACGAATCCAAGAAAACCACTAGCAAGACACCGAGTAGCTGTGTAATTATCAACCCAGTCTTCACAGCCTTTTAGGGTTGTTGGAAGACCTAAGCGTTGAGCTAATGCAAGATTCTTCTTCACAAATGCAAAAAACAATCCAGAAACCTCATCAAATCCTCCCTTTACTTCTGTTGTCATTCCAGCTTCAGGAACCATCCACCGAAATTGTCCCGGAGGATGTAAT